CCTTAAATGCTCTTTGCCAAGACGCAACCCGCCAAAGAAGGACGGCACACGCTCTTGGTCAGCGCAAAAACCAGCAACAAAGCCAAACGAAAATCAACTTAAACAACAGGCCGTTTACTGGAAAGCAACAGGACTGAAGCCAGGGTTGCTCTTTGTGACCTCAAAAGGCTACCACATTGCAACATCAGAAAACTGCGAAGAGTTGAGCGAGGAGTCTCTTGAGGCGGCCTATGAAGACATTGTACGCCGTTGGCTGATAGTTCAGAACTTGATGAAGGCATCAGGTGGCAGTTGGAAAAAACTGTTTTCTTTGGTTGCACCAGATATGGGGCAACTTGCCAAGAGGCACGGACCTGATGTGATGTACTTTGCAAACGAAATGTGGAGAGTAGAATGAAAAACTTTAATCCAATGGTAGCCTTTTATGAATGTAATACATGTGAACACACTTGGTTTACGCAATGGAGGCAAGCCACTAAATTTATCGCTTCTGTTGATAAAATGACTGACTCTTGCGAAAGATGTTTGAATAGTAACAAGGTTAATAGCACTGAGCCGCATCGCATTAAATTCCCGATGGGCATGTTGAGGCTGAAATGAGCAAACGATTGCAAGAGGCGCGAGAAGAGATAAGACGGATTCTTGACAGGCCACCTGAAATAAAGGTGAACAGAAACCAAGCAAACCGTTCTTACATAAAGCGCAAGAAAAGCAAACCTACTGAACAGTTGAAAGGGAGGAAAGATGACCGAGACTGAACAGCAACACGCGCAAGCCATTGATTTGACACAGGAAAAAATCAAACGGCTAGAAAAAAGAATTGACGAACTATCTGAAACACTGTTGTTCGCCATGAGAATGATGAACAACTATATGGAAAAACTAGAGGACGAACACTATGAGCAGTAAAATTTTTGACGCAATGTCTCTTGTCCAAGAGTACAACAAAGAACACGGAGTTAAGCAGCGGGGCGGTAAGATGTACACACAGGTTGTGCATCGTATGGAAGCGTTCCGTCAGGTCTTTGGAACTGAAATGGGTGTAGATACACAGGTTTTAGTTGATGATGGACAGAGGGTTGTGGTAAAGGCTACAATCACTAATGAAAATGGAATCGTCATTGGTTCTGGAATGGCTGAAGAAATCAGAGGCGAGGGTCATGTTAATAAAACATCTGCCCTTGAGAACTGTGAGACATCAGCCGTTGGTCGTGCGCTTGCAAGCCTTGGTCTTAGCGGTGGTGAATATGCCAGTGCTAATGAACTTGACGCAGTGTCACGCAAACAGCAGAACCTAAACAGTCAGGCGGGGAGTAGCGAGGGCAGCCCTCCTCCCGCACCCACCGCGCCCCCGCCTGAACCTACCAATGCGGCCGATAAAACCTACGCAGACAAAGAACTTTACATGACCATTGCTAACAGGCTTGAAGGTCTAAAATCACGCAAGGTCATCGAACAGTATTTCCTCGAAATGAAACCAAAGATTAAAGAGATGCGCGAAAGGAGCGAGGACAAAGCGCAACACATCGTTAATCTATTCCAAAACAGAATAAGCCAACTATAGGAGATTAAAATGGCTACAAAATACAACAAGGTAATGAACATCAAGTGCTTCTTGAATGATAATAGCGCAGCCAAGTGGGGCAACAGCAAGTTTACCCCATACAAGGATGGCTCACCATCTGACATCACCCTTCGGGCTGATATTCAGTATCGTGTTAGCGTGTTTGAAGACCAAGATGGCTCAATCGGCATCTCAATTACATACCCAGAAAAGGTACACGGCGCAGACAACCTGTCAGATGACCTGAAGCAAGGTGGTATGAAGAAACTCGCCGATACCGCTGCGGTACAGCGTGGCATCAGCCTCGATGACGATGACGACATTCCGTTCTAAGATGGAGTATCAACCTCAAATAATAGTTGCTGTTTACGATGATGGGCTTCTCATTGTCGTGGACGGCAAGCCATATCATTACGGTATGACTTTAAAGCAACAGTTAGAGATGGCTTCAGAGTTAATAGAAAAGTCAGCGCGAAATGACGTGGTACGAAAAGAAAAAGAAAACCAAAAGCAAACATAGAACAGTCACCTGTCAGCATTGTGGGTACACTCACTACGCTTTACACGGTGGCTGGATTGTAAACGGACTCGGACAGGTCTTGTGCCATTCTGAGGAGAGGAGGTGCATAAATGATATGCGAAAAATGCAAGAAAGAGATGAGTCATTCTCATTCTCACTCGATGATTGATGGTGTTGTTACGCTTCGGTCAGTAATGGAAGCGATGTTTAAAACTTACGGCGTTACCCAACGTCAGTTAAGAAAAAGACGTAGAACATATGGATTGGCAGAATCTCGCGCCTTGTTTTGCAAACTGGCGGCTGACTTTACAAACTCTAGTCTAACAGAAATAGGCAGATATATTGACCGTGACCACACAACAGTAATTCACTTTATAAAAGCAAAAGAATTATCAGGCGAGTACAAAAAATTGTACACTCTGGTCAAAGAAAGGCTTGAAGAAACTGGTGCGGTAGCGGCAGAATAACTACCACTTAACCTTGTTAGCCCAGTATGCTGCTGACATCTTACCCTTGGAAATATTCTTAGCGTGGCGACTTTTAAAAGACTTTCGCCGCGCTTTTTCTTTGGCTGTTGATGGAGACTTGCCAGCACCCTTTACGCCCTGCTGACCAAAGCGAATAGTCTTAATCTTGTAGCCCTCTTTGGCAACAACAACATGAGACTTTGTTTTATGGCCTGGTGTACGCTTTGGCTTGTTATAGCCAGAAACACCTACACGCTTTAGCCGTGGGTCAGGCTTTTTAGGCATCACTCAAATCCCTCATTCTCTTCTCCAAGCGCCTCGCTCTGTTTGGAACTTGGTTGTACCACTTTGAATCTACCATCTGATTCGCGGCCTCATTCCAATCACGAGCGTCAATCGCTTTTATCATTTTAACAAATTTATTAAAACGTGGATACCCAAGGTTAAACATCATGTTGGCAATGATGAGTTGCACCTCATGTGGCAGTAAATAAAAGTCATCAAAGGTATTAACACAGCCCCTGATGGTTTCTTTTATGTCAGACTCAAACGCCTCGATGACACGTTCCTCACTGACAGGTGTACCCAAAGGCTTGCCATATTCAGGGTCGCCCTCACGAATAAGATGACCAATGCCAAATGTGGCAAGGCCAAGATGGTCATTGTAGATTTCGTACTTACAACCCTCGTCAAACTCAAGTTGCTCACGGAGCAAATCAAGGTCTATCATGTTATTTCTTCTTTTTCTTTTTTCTCATGCCTTTTAAGTCAGCGCCTGTAATCTTTTTGCGGGGCTTGGCTACGGCTGCAAGTTTCTTTTGCTTAGGTGAATACTTTGAATATGGCATTATCTTTTCCTCGCTTTCGCTTTTGCAGTTTTGGACAAATCTTTAAAATGAAACAGTTTCTTTGAAGATTTACTGTGCCTAGCACCAGAGTGCAACTCACCGTTCATCTTGTGTGTGCCGCCAGTGTGTCTCGTTCCATCCCTAAAATAATGTGCAACACCCTTAGCCATTACCGTACCTTTCTGTATCGCTTTGTCTTCTTTGCAATCTTCTTTGGCTGCTTAGACACTTGCTTTCCAGCCTTGGTAGCCTTTCGCTTGGCTCTTGTGGTGGCAGCATACTCCTTCGAGGACAGTGCCTTGATTGCCTTTTCGGGCAAATAACGCTCACCAGTGGCTTTCTTGCCCTGTGTGCTGGGCTTGCCTGACTTGGTGCGCCACTTCTGCTTTGTCCAAGCCTTGAGGCTTCTCTGTGACTTCTTAAGAGGCATTATCTGTATCCCCCACCCTTGGCCTTGTACTGTTTTGCCAGCATCTGCGCCTTTCGAGCAGACCACTGACCAGGCTTACCGCCCTTACCACCAGCCTTAATCTTGTTGAATAACTGTTTACGCATAGTTGGCTTGGTATAGTTGCCCGCAGCATTGACCGTGGATTTGCGTTTTACAGGTTTCTTAGCCATTACTTTTTCCTTACTGACTCAGCCAAGCCACCGCCAAAGTAAAAGCCCACGATAGCCAGCATAATCTCGCCAAGCCACATCTCGCTCGCAAAGTCTTTGGCAGCCTCAACATTGTTCATGTCAATGATACCATACAATGCACCAACAACACCATTAGCCATAATGAAGAGAAACATAGCCGTAAACATCAGGGCAAGGTATCTCTGGGCAAGTTTAAATGGAGCGTAGGCGGCAAGTAAATCTGTCTTGGCCTTAGACTTAATAGCAACTTCTTCTTCTGTTGAGGTGTGCATCTCATCAATAAGAGACATGCCCTGTTGAATCACATCTTTGCTTCCAAACAATTTCATGAGCAGAGGTATCATATCTAACCTACTTTATTTGTTATGACTGATTGCCAAACATTGCACCGACATCAAGGCGGTAGCATCGGGCATTCCAATCTATAATCTCTTGGTTAATTCTTTTGTCTTCCATTTGCGCGGTAAACAGCGTCTTCTCAGGACATTTCTTTACAACACTACTATCCACCTTAACTTCACCCGATGGTGTTATGATTGCCAAGATGAATATAAACTTAATCATTTTTCTGATGCCTGTGCTTCAAGTAAAAAGTTCAGGCGGTCAACACTGCGCCGCAAATCGTTGAAGTCTTTGGCGGAAATATGGCCTGTCTGCATTGTGTTTACTTGCAATTGCAGTTCGTTAATGGTGCTGAAGCCCCAAATGACGGCGGCAGATAAAAGGCCACAAACAAGTTGGATTAGTCGCTGCTCCATCAATTGTCGCCTTTCAAAATCCTATAAATACGAAGACCAACCAGAACAATAGACATGCTCACCAGCACAAGTCCAAGCCACAAGTTCAATGGCTCAAGCCAAATCGGTGCGGATATTCCTAATGCGGCTAGTGGTATGTCTGTGTTCTGTTTCATTGTTTACCAACCCGCTGGTACTTTTCCGACAATCGGAGGATTGACAAGATTTGCAATCTGTTCATCAAGCATAGCAGAAAGTTCTGCCTCTGTCTTCTCAAGACCAGCTAGAACCTTTTCTTTGCACCAGTCTTTAGTCAGGCTGTCAAACGCTGTGAATGATGCAGGGTCAGCCTCACCGCATGATGTAGTGCCATACGCAGAAACAGAAAGCGGTTCGCCTTCTTCGTTTGTTTCTGTATCGCTGACAGCAGTAAACCGCCAGTGAATTGTTTTAGCAACATCAGTCAAAGAACCTTCTGATGGTGCTGTGTCGATTTGTGGGAAATCCCAAGTGTATGTGTTAGCCATTGGTTACTCCTTACGGCTTGGTAGGCCAGACAACTGTGTCCAGCGATGAATAGGTATTAGTTATATCACGCAATGCTTGACGGTAGTCAATCTGCGCTTGTGTCATCGTTAAATCAGATGATGCCCACCAATCTGTATCACCAATTAAACGGTTTCGTTCTTCACGCAACAAACGCAAAGGTTCGGCGGCTTGTAGTTCAGATACTTTAGCGGTGATTTCAGCCTCTGTTGGCTCTGTCTGGCTATTGTCAAGCCACTCTAAATCATCTCCCCGCAAGACCCATTCTGCGTTTGGTCTTAATTCGTGAATTGCCCTTGTCCTTGTGGTCATGCTGAAATCTCCAATGCTGTGAGTACAGCCTCACGGTTTTGCTCACACCAACCAAAACTATCACTGCCTGTTTGCCTGCGAACAGTTATGTTGTACGTTGTTGAGCCTGTAGTTGCTGGCGAATCTAAGTGAACAAACTGTGAAGGCACCGCTTTCATTCGACCAGCATCCCTGTACATTTCAGCGTCTGCCAATACGGTTGTACCTCTTTTAAGGCTAATAATAAATCTCTCAGTAGAACCCGCCCCGCCAATATAGCCAGTATAAGAAGCAAGAATTAAAACCTTGCTAGATGTTGATGATGGGGTAATGCTCACAGAGTGGACTGTCACATCCGACCCAGAGGTTACAGCAGTGGTTGTTGAATCTACAGCAGTGACCACTTGCAACACCTTACCACCGCCAACATCAGCCCAATCATTGACTGTTGTTGAACCAAGCGTTAAGCCATCTGGCCCTAAATCAATAGCCATTATTTAGCCTCCAATTCTGCGACACGCTTTTTTAGTGTCTTGATTTCATTTACAGCATCCTGCAATGCCGCAACCAGTACAGGTGTGATGCGACCATAATCCATTGACCACATATCATCTTCACTGTTGCCCTTGCTTACAGCCTCTGGCACAATCTCTGCCATCTCCTGTGCGATAAAGCCAACCACCGCATCATCGTCAGGGTCAGCCTTCCATCTGTGCGACACAGGGTTCATTGCCATCAGTTTGTCGGTGGCATCAGCGATAGGGTTGATGTCAGTCTTCAAGCGAATGTCTGATGTGGTGTTGTAGGTTGTGCCTGAAGCGGTGCCGGAGATAGAGCCAACAGTTGCGCCGCTTTTTTTAATCAAAACAATGTCACCATCCGTTCCCATTCGGTTGAATAAAGCTACAGATGCGCTGTCTCTTGCGGCTTCTATGTGGTCTGGCGCAAGCATAACACCTTCACCAGATGTGTTATTATGAGGCGATGTATCGGTAGTCCCCACGAGCAGATTGCCTGACGAATCAATACGCATCCGTTCAGCATTTCCAGCCTCAAAGCCTAACGCATTACCATCTGCGTAAACTGCAACATTTGAATTACCTGATGTAGTGTTATCGGCAAAAGCAATGCCAGCATATTGGTCAGTAGAATTTACAATAATTGGATAATTAGCCGAACCGCCATTTACCATTAATTTAGCAGTCGGGGATGCAGTCCCGATGCCGACATTGCCGCCCGATGTGATGCGGACACGCTCCGCACCGTTTGTATTAAAGCGCATAGAATCGTTAGCGTTGTCATAAATCAACTGACCAATGCTACCGTTGCCACTGTCGCCAAAATAAAAGCCAGCAAGGTTTGTAGTGCTTGCCACCATCCGCTGAACGGTTTCACCTGATGTTTCCAGATGCAGGACTTTATTCGGTGCTGTAGTTCCCAGACCTAATCGCTGTGTGGAAGCGTCAAAGAATAGAGATTGTGTTGTGCCGTTGTCGGCATAGAACGAGATGTCGCCGTTGTTTGCCGCTTTTATTCGTTTAACAGGTGAAGCAACTCCTGATGAAATGTAGAGTGAAGAATCCCCAGCATCCATCCTTTGCGTCCAGCCACCGACATCATTAACAAATGTCAGTTTGCCTGATGTTGTGTTTATTCTTGCTTCACCATCAACCGTCAGCCCATCAGCCGTCACTGTGCCTGTGATGTTGATGTCACCAGTGCCAGTAATATCGGAATTATTCAGGTCAAGGTTGCCGCCCAACTGCGGGGTGGTGTCTTCAGAGACATTAGCAATACCAGGGGCAATCGCTTCCCAAGAGCTTCCTGTATAGTATTTAAGCTGGTCAGAGGTGGTGTTAAAATATAAATCACCAGCAGTTAAAGCGTCACCATCATTGTCTACTGTAGGGTCGCTGGCCTTCGAGCCAAGATAAGTGTCATCAAAGTTGTCGGCAGCAGCCAAAGCTTCATCCCGCGCAGATTCAGCCGCAGTTTGCGCTGATGATGCAGAAGACGCAGAAGACGCTGCGCTTGTAGCGCTATTCGCCGCATTTGTTTCTGATGTTGCAGCATTGGTTTCGCTAGTTGCTGCATTGGTCTCGCTGGTTGCAGCATTAGAAGCACTTGTTGCTGCATTGGTTTCGCTGGTCGATGCTGCGCTCGCAGATGATGCGGCAGAGGTAGCAGAACTTGAAGCGGATGTCGCAGATGATGCGGCATTTGTTTCTGATGTGGATGCGTTTGTTTCGCTTGTTGCAGCATTGGTTGCTGATGTCGAAGCAGATGACGCGCTTGATGCCGCACTGGTTGCGCTCGTAGCCGCATTTGTCTCAGACGTAGCCGCATTTGATGCAGATGTCGCCGCAGCCGTAGCAGATGAAGATGCGCTGGAGGCACTTGTTGCTGCATTAGTCGCAGAGGTTGATGCCTCAGATGCCTTTGTCGTGGCAGTCGATGCGCTGGATGACGCAGATGTAGCGGAACTCGCTGCCGATGTAGCCGATGTTGCAGCGTTTGTTTCGGAGGTTGCCGCATTTGTCTCACTTGTAGCGGCATTCGTTGCCGATGTAGAGGCTGATGATGCACTTGAGGCTGCGTTAGTCTCAGATGTAGCCGCCGCTGTTTCACTGGCTGCCGCTGCTGTTTCACTCGCCGCTGCTGCTGTTTCACTTGCCGCCGCTGCGGTCTCGCTGGCTGCTGCCGCAGTAGCGCTTGCCGCTGCATTTGTCGCAGAAGTGGTAGCCGTAGCCGCATCTACAATTAATTCCCAATCGCTGAAGTTGGCATTGGTGGTCAAAGGCAAAGAGCCAGATGATGTATGAGCGTTCTGACAGATGTAAATGTTGTTGTTAGTTGTGTCTTTTACGAGGTCACGAACAGCAAAGGCAGTGCCTGATGTCCAATCACCACGATACACACCCAGTTCCTGAGCGACAGAAAGCTCACCGCTACTATCAAAGGCCAGCACCTTGTCTGCACGGTCAGACGCACCCACAGTAAATTCTGTAGATGTCATTGTATTTGTGCGTGACAGCTTAACAGAACGGTCAACCTCTTCCTGAACGTCCTGAACAATAAGGGTTAGCTTATCCAGCGCAGCCTCGTGGCTTTCAGCTGGGAATGGGTCGTTAGGAGTGTAGTCTGTAGTCTGTGTCTGTGCAGTTTGACGGATGAGAACAACAGTTTCGCCAACGGCAGGGGCGGTGACAAAAGTAATATTACCGCCACCAGCATCACCTACACCAGAAACAGAATAGTCTGTGTTTTTGGTCTGTACGGTTTCTGTACCAGTAGCATCCGCACGGATGATAACGCTGATGTCATCATCATCGAAGATTTTAAACGTATAAGCAAAGACGGTAACAATACCGTCACCGCTATAACTGTTTTTTGTGCTAGTGCTGCTAACTGTCATGTCTGTCTCCTACAGTATTTATACCTGATTTTGACGCTTCTTAAAAGGTGTTGGCGTATCTGGATGGCGGAAAGTAAAATTGCTGGTCAAACTCTTTGTCAAGCCTACCTTCCATACGCCGCAAATAACCTGGATTCATATGCTCAGTCAAGCCGTACAAGAACAGGTAATCCATAGCTGTTTTTGTGTAGAATAAGTTAATGTATGGGGTGTTTCGCATTGCGAACCGAACCGCATCAGCCGCAACCTCATCGCCATCTCTAAACTTTGCATACATTTTAGCAACGTCATCTATAGAGCCAAATGTTGGCCCAAGCAGGGTTTGCGTAAATGATTGCCCATATCTGTTAAACTCACCAAACATGTAGTCGCCCAAAAGCCCAGCGCCACCACCCTGCAAAAATGCTGACTGAAGTGTTTTAGGGTTAATGTAGGTTTCCTTGCTAAACACATCCCTTGGTTCTTTACCCCGAAGAATGTCCTTTAGCGACATAGCCAAATAACCCATAATAGTTGTCCCAACCATCATCTGAGTAACCGCAAGCGCACCCGATTTACCTCCACCAGCGCCATAATACTGTTTAGACATGCCTTTAGTAATGTATGTAATTGGAAAGCCCTTTAGCTGCATAATGGCACGGATAGCTTCGCCAATAACAGTGCCGCGAGACGTACCTTGGTTCATAATTGCACGCTCTCTAGCGCCTGGAGTTGGGATTGCAATGTCTGCGCTGTCTGTATAATAAGTAGCAATTTTTGTACGCAAGTTGTCTTTGAACTCCTGACGCATGCTATCTGTGACATCAAGTGTATTTCGCTGATTTCTTATGATTGGGTCAATCAAAGCATCGTTTAAATCATCTACGACTGAAGGAACTAAGTAGTCGCGACCATCGACAGCCTTCATGTCTAAGTTACGAAACAAACCCCACTCTTCAGGGCTTACCCCATATTGGGACAACTGTGTTTGCGTTTGCTCTGGTAATTGGTTAAACGCTTTACCCTTGTAATTAGCCAAGTCAGCCGCAAGCATACGAGCAAGACCTGTCTTTTGAGAGTTGTTCCACCACTGCATGCCGTTTAGCTTAAAAAATGTTTGATGTAGCTTTGCAATGCGGCCTGGACCTGAATCATTTGCGCCAAAGCGAGCGTGAACATCGCCAAGGAAATTTTCAACACCAACATTTAACAGGTAAGCTAGTTCCTTTTGTTCAGACTGATTAAACCCACGGAAAATATCGCCAAAAGCTTCGCCGTAAGCGGCAAAAACACCACGGTCTGTTGTTTGCGCTATAAAGGCAGCCTTTGTTGCAATGTCAGATATTGACGAAACTGTGGCAAATCCAAGTTTTGCCATGTTCTGTACCATACGCCAACCTGAAGCAATTCCAGCAAAGTCTACACCCATAAATACTGGACGGCCTGCGCCTCTTGCCCTTGTCGAACCGTCTAGTTCTGCAAACTGATTTCTTAAGCTTCTTTCTTTGAACTTATCTAAAAGCTTGGGGTCTCCAGCAAGGCTCGCTCTTGACTCATCCACAAGTCTATCAAACATAGCCTTTGGGTTGGTGCCGAATGTCTCCATAAGGGCAATCGTTTGAGCGTCATGTGTAATGCCATTAATTACAGACTCAGAAAGTGTCATGCGAGAATATTTTTGAGCATAAGCATGCGAAGACTCACCACTCGCAAAATGAAGAACACGTTCAGAGCTTAGTTTCTTCGCAAGATTAGCTGGCCCTTTAAATGCTGTCAGGGGGTCTACAGAGCCGTCAACACCATATACCGATGTAGTCTTTTGATGGATACCGCTAACAAGCCCATCGTATGCAGAACGCAAAAATTGCTCTTCTGTCTGCCCAGGAAGAAGGTTTTTGAAAGTTGCTTCACGGTCAAGAAGAGGTAGAATGTCTGCTTTCCATCGGTCAAACCCAGCATCGCGCAACAACATTGGGTCGTGGCTTTGGCGAACAACGTAATTACGCAACTCTCGGATATTTGCGCCAGCACGGTTCTTGCGGCGCAGTAAAGTTTTTTGAACGCGCTGAATAGCCTGTGCTATTTGCTTAGCCTCAGCATTACCTGTTGAGCCAAAGCCGTCAAACAACTCTCTGTAAATAAGCTCATCCATCTGACCGCTAGCAAATAACTCTACAAGATTCTTGTTTTGCAACTCGCTCAACAAAAGCCCAGTGCTGTCCGTCATTATAGAGTGACCACGAGCATCCACGCTTAGCCGTCCAGATTCAGAGTTTTTTAGCGAACCAACCATAATGTCTGACAAGGTTCTACCCATATTTTGCGGGTCAGCGCTCAATCTTTGCTTCAATTCGCCATACTTCTTAGCATTGATA